TAACGGCGCAATGCGTTCATGCGCCGGCTTACTGCTGGTTGGCTACAGCACCATCGAGTCATCAGTTGTTTGGTGGTGACGCGAACCGGCTCGGGTCCGTTGATGAATGGAGCCAACCAGTGTTGAAGGTCAAGGCAGTCCAGCAGCACGCCATCGGGCACGCGATGACGCAGTGCAAGCAATACGGCAGGCTCCATCAGTCCCGCTCATAGCCGCCGAGCTCGCCTGCGGCCTCGAGGCGCAGGATCGTGATCAGCTGGTGGGCGGTGAGGTTTGGCGCGCGCTCAACCATCACGGCGATCTCAGCGGCTAGGTGATCGAGCACAGCAGCAACGCCAGCCCGGCGGGCGCGCATGGTGTGCGGTGGGTAGTTGATCGTGCTGATGGCTTCATCTAGGGCCACGGTGCAGCGGCCTAGGAGCGTGTTGTTTTCGGTCATGGTCTCCTGAGTCGATGGGGTGAGCATGTGCCGTAGCCGTAGCCGTTGCCGTCGCCGAAGCCGTAGCCGTTGCCGTAGCCGTAGCCGTTGCCGTCGCCGTCGCCGTAGCCGTTGCCGTTGCCGTAGCCGTAGCCGAAGCCGTCGCCGTCGCCGTCGCCGACTGGTCGCATCAATGCAGCGGCCATCATTGCAGTCCCCAGTTTTCAGGAACCGGCACGCAGAAGATCTCTGCACCTTCAGGAATATCTACATCCGCGATGGTCCGTAGATCGGCTTTTGCTGTTTCAACCATCTTGGCGAAACCAATGCCTTCCCACTTGAAGACGTGGAGCGCGCGGCTGAGATAAATGCGGCCATTTTCGCGGGTGACATCACCAGCAAAAATCCAGCCGCGATCGACGACGACTACAGCGCGATTGCCTGCGGGGCGAGAATTAACAGGAGCGTATTCAACGCCGTTAATAGTGACAGTTTCCATTGATGGGTGAGTGGATGAGTGGACTGCCGGATTGGGTGCGGCTCCGGCGGGCCGCGTTGATCCTTAGGCCACGCACCAGCGGCGGGCCGTGGTGTGGCTCACGCCGAGGCGCTCAGCGATCGAGCGGTAGGAGCTGCCGGTACGACGCCAGCGGCGTGCACGCTGCTGCGGGCTCTCAGTCGCCCAGAGGATCACCACCAGCGGGATCGTGAGCAGTGCCAGCAGCGTGGCGGTGATGCAGGTGAGTGTTGCCATGGCCTGAATGGTGAATGGGTTGGGGGCGATTGCGGGAGCCCCCGGTTACCGACCCTTCTCTTGTCCAGGGCGGAGAATCCGGGGCACGCTATCCGGCTTGTGGCCTGTTGAGTCATGGCCCCGAAGGGCCGCCGCGTCAGAACCACTCCTGCAGTTCCGCTGCGGCATCCGCCAACCCGTTCTCGATGCCGTCCGCCATTTCGATCAGCTGCTGGCTCAGGGCCAGGCCGCGCTCGATCGAAGCGGCGTATGCAGCGAGGGCGTCGTCGATCTCTGCGAACAGAGCGTCGATCTCGGCCTGGCTGGCGTTGCGGGTGGTGGCGTCCATGAGGATCTCCGGTGTGTGGGTGAGCCCCCGGCGGGACTCAGTGGTGCCGGGTGTGGCCACCACCGGAGCGGGACGCCTCCCGCGAGTATTTGGTTTTCAAGGATCAATGGGGGTGCCGGGCCAACCGGCAGTGCGGGCTTAGTCAGGCCGTGTTGCGCTCGGGTTTTACGACCTCGTGTGTGCTGTTCGGTCGGCGGTTGAGTTTTGCGAGTGGGCCGCTCCCCCTCGTGCCATCAGTATGGCATACCATGCCCTGCCTGTCCACCATCAGTCCGCACCGTGTTTCAGGCTCGGCCAGTGCGCCGGCCTCCCGCTGCTGCGATCGCGTCGCCGCTGCCGCACCTGCTCGCTTGGGTGCTCGTGCATATCGATCACCGTCGCGGCATAGCCCGGCGGATCAAGATCAGGCCGCCGCGTGAAGATCGCAGTCCAGTCGATCTGAGCCATCAGAAGCCCCTCACCAGCTCCTCGGCCTGGTGCCGCTCCCACGCCTCCTCCCACGCAGCAACACACACCGCAGGCTCCTGCACCTTCACCTCACACTCCCCAGGCGCCGAAACCAGCGTCACGCACTTGTCCACCGTGATCAGCGGAAACCACGTCGCCAACATGCTCACGTAGGCACCCAGCTGCGGACCGGCTGGTTTCCTGCTCTTCAAGGCCGCGGCACTGGTGACCGTCTTCAGATCGCCCAGCACCGTGTTCCCCTGCGCCGTGCGCACCAGAAAGTCAAAGCTCCCGCCAACGCGCTTCAACGGGTCACACAGCTGCATCTCCACCGCCAGCACCGTGCAGTCACGCCACAGCCAGTGATCGAGCAACGGCTCTGCCCACTGCGCCCACCGCTCGTCGATCACCACACCAGTCAGCCCCTCGTTGGCGATGCCCCGTAGGTGCTGCTCAAGGATCGCGTGGATGCTCGTGCCACGCACCTCCCAGCCGTCAGGGCCGTCCTTGGTGCGCTCGATCTGTTTGCGCGCTGCAGGGCTCAGATCGGACACGATGCCGGTGACCGAGAACGGCAGCCAGTCCCCACGGAAGCAGTATCGATGGGCCTCCTCATTGGCCACCAAGCCATCGATCGGTGGCAGGAGGTGGCCGGCTAAGGGCAGCCGCAGGGCTGGCCTGGTGATCGGAACGTGCAAGGGCTTCCGGTTTTGACCGTCCTAGTATAATGGGCCGGCCCTAGCCCATCAGCAATGCCTAAGCCGCCTGAAGCGCCGCCCACCATCTTCGTCCCACATCAGCTGCTCAGCAGCTCAGCATCGGCCTACTCGCTCGCCATCTACGCGGCATTGGCCGCTCTCGGTGCCCTTGCTCCTGACGGCAGCGAGCTATGCCTGAGTGAGATCGCAGCCGCCGCTCGCATCAGCCCACGCACTGCCCGCCGTGAGCTTCGTTGGCTGACGCAAGCAGGCTGGCTGCAGATCGAACACACGCCAGGCAGCCCCAGCCTCTATCGCCTTGCCCAAAAGCTCTGATGCCCGCTCAGTTCCGCAGCGTTCAGTTCGCGCAAATCCCCGCCGACTTGATCGCTGACGCGCCGGACGCCTACACCATCGCCGTCTACAGCGTCTTGCACCTGTACGGCAACCGTTCTGATCGTGGTTGCTTCGCGTCTGCCGAGCGCATCGCAACCGATGCAAAGGTGTGCCGGCGCATAGCGCTGCGCTGCCTCAAGTGGCTTCGCCTGAACGGCTGGGTTGATCACTTGCAACGCCAGGGCAGCACCACCGTCTACTTCGTCCGGCCCATGCGCTCGACCCGTACCAGTGCACGAAAGTGCACTGCCCGACCAGTGCACGAAAGTGCACCGCTACCAGTGCACAAAAGTGCACTCAAACCAGAACCCATTAACCAGATAGAAAAAGACTCTCCTAACGGAGAGTCCAAAAAGAAGGCCCCAAAACGCTCGAAAGCGGACCCGTTGCGCCTCAAGCAACTGCCTCCCGATGCCGTGCCGTTAGAGCTGCTAGAGCACGCCGACCTGCTCGCCGAATACTGGGCCGGCAAGAAGGGCGCCAGGAGCACGCCTGTCTTCAACCGCATCTGCCGCAAGCTGGCCGGCTGGCCGCCAGAGGACCGCACAACGTCCCTGGAGGCCGCTATTGCCGGCTGCTGGGCCGATCTGCACCACAAGGCGCCGGAGCCCCTTCCTGGGCCTTCTGGGCGCCCCTCGCGGTCATCCAGCTACCAGGACCAGTTCGATCGCTCTCAGATCGACTGGGACGCTCTCAACGGCCAGTCCTTCTTCCCCAACGCAATCCCCGTCATCCCCACCAACCAATGAACGCCAAGACCTTCGGGCTAGGCCTCATGGCCCTGTCCGGTTCGCTGCCCTACGGCAAGAAGCTCACCAACGAGGAAGTGCAGTTCCTCTGGCTCCTGCTGCCTGCTGACGTGAAAGGCACCGTCACCGACGAGATGTGGGCCTTCGGCTGCTCGCAGCGCATGATGGACCCAGACCCTGCCAAGGAGCTCCCGCTGCATCTGCAGGTGCTCAGCTACGTGTTTCGTATGCGCGATGGGCAGCCTGCCTTCGACTGGGGGCTGAAGGCTGATCTCCACCACCGCATGGCGCTGCCCTCGTGCTTCCACCCACAGCAGCAGGCACCAGCAGCAGATCACCAGCCACTGCTCGAGCCAGCTGCAACCAATCCCGTTCTGGCAGGTGGCTTCGATGCTTAGCCCTATCGACCCGACCGCGCTCCAGGCAATACTCCGCCGCGGTGTTGACCGTGGCCTCTGGACCGCTGAACAGCTCGATCGTCCCTCCCCCGGCTGGCTGAGCAATACGAGGGTTTGCCCTGAGCTGTTCCCCAATGGCTACCAAGGCATCGCCTATCGCAACCCGCTTCGGGAGGAGCCAGCACAAGCGCAACCTGTACAGCCTGTGCAAAAGCGCCAGCCTGACTACGACGAGAGCGCCGAGTTCCCCTTCTGATCCGCCTACCGTCAAACCATGATCAACAT